ACATACCTAAGAATAGTACGCCATGAAGGTAGATGATCACGCTCGTTACATATACGTGTAAGGCTTACACCTTCCGCTATGCCTTCGCATATCTCTTCCATATGTGCTTTTGTTACGTTTCTTTTTGGCATGTTCTTTTCTTAGAAAAAGACCTGACTAGACGTGTTGCTAAAAGTGAGACAGATAAGCGCCAGTTGGTTAGTGCCTAGCCAGGTAAGTTACTATCGAGGTAAATTGGTATGTCGTGCTGACAGCTCAAGATCCGTTTCTTTGCGACAAGATATGGAGGAGCTGCCAGCGTTTGACATAACTTAAACAATATCTGCCTAAGTATATCATAATCCATACTACATTTCGTGCATTCATACAAGCAATAGTTTTTTTAGCTAAAGAAAAAAAGCGGTAGCTGTAACTACCGCCCTTTTGATATTCGCACTTCTAAAAGCGCTGATACTTGCAAGAAAAGCCTATCTTAGAAGACAGTTTTAAGCAAGCCCTTATTATGAAAAATATTCTGCAAGGATCTCATCATCTGTGTATTTGAGTTTTGCCCAGAGCCTTACCAATGCATCCTGGTATCTGCGTTTGATCTGTCTACCATCACGTAAACCATTCATTCTTGCAAGCTTCTGCCACTGTGCGCCTCTTTCTCGGAAGGCGGCACTGTGGCTTACAGCCCAAACCATCTTACGATCATCTGCATTCATATGCTCAATACCCAGGTATAGCGCTTTGGTGTATGCATCTACTTGCTGGGGAGATGGTCTAGGATGTTTAGGCTTAAACTCAGAATAACCATACGCACTCCACTGCTGTGCATACTCAGGCCATGATCCTAGTTTTTGCTTTCGTATTGCTGGTGGGAGCGCACGTTCAGTTTCTGCTGCCTCAAAAAACATATCTGATAGCTGTGCTACGTCAGGGTTGTCCACAGACTATGCTCCCAAAAAAATATGATGCCTATATACACTTAGTGTATTCACTTAGTGATAACTCTTTGTGTATTTATCGCTTTTGCAAATGAGCTTTATGGATGCTCATTTACAACGCTGTGTAAGCACTTAGTGTTAACACTTAGTGTATACTGTGTTGCGACTGCGTCGATTATAAAAACGTGATTCAAAACCAGTCAATCCCCTATTTTTCCACAAACGTCTAACACGTTATTTGACGTACTTCCTCGTGTATTTACGTATAAGTTTTTTTTACTTTGCTTCGCTCGATTGCGCTTGATCTGCTGCAATGTATCCAACGTGTGATTAAAATCATCATCATCCATCCGCATCATGTAGCTCAATATTGTAGCCACGTTTTGTGTAGTCTCAGACATTTGTTATCCCCTTCGCTTCATCTTCTGCCCGGCGTATCACCCAGCTTAATTTTAATAATTCATCGCCCATGTCTTCAGTCACAACACCGCTAAACAAGACCTTGGTCTGCGTGTTTTCCACAGCCTCTGATGGACGTACTGACCAGGTAGCTTCGCCATCAGATACACTGACCGTGAACAGCATATGCCCTACTCTAACCTGACGGTGCGTGGTGCTATATTTGCTCATTGTGGATCCTCATTTATAATTTCATCCTCAAGCAAGCTGACCTTGCCTGACCCACCGCACACTTCGCAGGGAACCATCTGCACATACTCACCGTTGTTTGTTTCGTGAGGCCAATGCACGTAGTAAGTCATTTCTCTCTCTCCATAACCGCGACAACGTGAACAGCGAACCATGATCACATCGTCATCAGGCATCATACGTTGCCTTAATTGTCTGCCCGATACGCATCGCTATCTGTGGCACTATGGCGTTTCCTAATCCTCTAAGTCTGTCCACCCTTCTGGGTATCCCATGAGCCACTCGACCCACTGGGGGTTCAACATCCCAAGTGGTTGCTCTGGGTCTTTCACTGCTGCACATAAATACTTTTTCTCTTGCATGTGAGTGTGGCTCTTGCTGCCCACTGGCCCCGTGTCTTTGTACTCGCTTGCTCTGGGTGTCGGCCACATTTGTACTGCTGCCGTAAGGTTGTGTTGCAGAGCTTTCTGTAGACCCTTGCGTTTTATCAGCGTGTCTAGATTTTCCTGTCCTGTCACTCTGGGTGTCGGCCACATCGCTACTGCTGTTGCTAGAGGATTGCCCCCATGTTTGCCTCTTGGGTTTTCTGGATTTTTCGATGGCCCCCCTGTTGAAGATGTCGGTGTCGGCCACATTTCTTCCGATAATCCAGAGTCTATCTCTTCTGTGAGGTGCGTCCGTGGCACAAGCTGGAACAATGAACGGCCTTGTGGCGTAGCCTTCCCTCTCCAAGTCAGATAACACTTGGTCGAGCCCCAAAGTGACATGCCCATAAACATTTTCGAAAACGCAAAAAGAGGGTCGCTTGCCTTTAATAATGGTAAAAATGAAAGGCCAGATATGTCGGTCATCTTCTGTGCCTCTTCGCTTCCCGGCAAGTGAAAATGATTGGCACGGATATCCGGCTGTGATGATGTCGCAGTCTGGAACAAGTCCATCTGGGTCATTTGCTAACTCCTTTACGTTTTCAGCTATCGGCACATCAGGCCAATGCTTTGCTAATATCTGTCGGCTCCAAGGCTCTATGTCGCAGAACAAAACTGGTTTACTTAACTCTGCCCACTCAAAACCAAGACTAAATCCACCTATCCCACTGCAAAGATCCACATGCCGTAACATCACTTCACCTTCAGTTTAACCAATGGCGTCAAGAACTCTGTTACGTCCTCGATGCTCTTACACAGCGCCCAAGCAAAACCAGCCTCTAATATCTGATCGCGCATACGCCTTTGGTTCTCGTTCATCACACCACGCTTTGCTTTGAGCTCGATAAAGATCGCTTCGTTGTTGCCGCTCTTGGTTGCAGTAGAAGGACAAAACAATTCCAGGTCAGGCCAGCCGTACTTTGTACCCATCTTTTTTAACCGATTGATGTAGTTGATATGCCGCTTACCTTCGTTTGGGCTGTGGTGGTAAACACACCCATCAGGCAGCGCTACATCAAGCCAGGAAGCCACCTGACGCTGTAAATCGTCCTCAGTAACGTTCGATGTAGAAGTCATTTGGCATTACCTGACCATTGGTTTTTAACATGATCGCTGACATGTATTCGAGGTTTGGTATTAGTCTGTTCTTATCGTCAAAAGCTAAACACCAGCGCCTAGCCACTGCTGCATGTGATGCACCCAGTTGTCTGGCTAGCTCTGAATAACTCCAGCCGTTTTGCTTTCTATAATCGTCAAGTGTCATAGCAATCCTTATTGCAAGAATTGTAAAAACCTTGACTTTAATTTGCAACCCTCTTAATTCTGTTATCAGTTTGACCGAAAGCGACAAGGTAAGATATTATGCAAGCAACAATTCATAATCTATTTAAAGATCCAGCTACTATGCCAAATAATTTAGACGCAGTGATCCGCGCCTCTGGCATGACAAAAAAGCAAGTTGCACAAGCAGCTGGCGTCATGCCCGAAACACTATCAAGACACATTCATGGTCATGTACAGATGACGTTAGAGAACGCTGAGAAGTATGCTGATATACTAGGTGTGTCTGTGCAGAAAGTTATGTTTCAAAATCCACCAACACCAATTATAGGCGAGTCATTTATTACTAAAGATGGGCAAATAGAGCGTAAATATTATAATAAATGGACTACTGGTGTGCAAATTGCTGCTTATCTTGGTGATGATCTAGCTGCTGTTAAATGGTCAACAGACCCAGAATATCAAGGGGAATGGTATGAGTATCGTGATGCACTAGCTTTCTTTTTAAGGCATCCAGTTGTTGAGAAAATCGTCCACCCTGGCTGTATCGAACACGTAAGTGTCATACGACTAAAAGAGGAACTGACATTACCTGGACGCAACCCAACACACCTTGTTGGCGGTGTTCTTTATCCAGAACCAGGCAAACGATACACGGTACACAGCCCAAAGCTTGGCATCCACTTAAAGGGTTTAGAAGTTGAGTGGGCGACACCGTATTGCTCTGTACTTTTCCGACCTGACCTACGTGGCGTGACATACGTAGACATAGAATCACAGGAATGTGGCTGTGATGATTGCAGCAATTCTTGACCGATAGCATTCAACTCTATATTCTTTTTCTTACGCATTCTTAAATCAATTCTTGACATCATTTTTGTAAGCTGATTATCTAAGAGTGCGACAAGATAAGGAGTGGTAAGGATGTTTGACATCCCAGAATGGGCTGTTCGACATGACTACTTTCATCATTCTAACCCTAGGTCTGGTGATCGGGCTAAGAAGTTATTTGAGAAAGTGCATGTAAGACCAGCTCTAAACAAAGCGTTTGCAACGCTTAAAGATATTGAGGCACACCAAAGTGATCTAGCAGAGGCAAGGCTCACGATTGATATATTTAAAAACAATCGTGGGTCTGCTGCAATGGCTGCTGGCAGAGCTGTGCAAGATGGTTGTGATCTATGCCTTATCCCTGATGGTGAATTCGGACAGACACTGAGCTTACAAGAAGCGCAGCTAATAGCCAAAGAGAACTTAGCAGCATACCGTCCTAAGAACTACGATAAGAGCGTAGAAGAGGACGATAGAGAGCGTTTAGACAAATACCTAGAAGAAATACCTGACGTAGTAGAGAACGCAGTCATAGGGCTAAAAGAAGCTATGGCACGTGATAATAGGTTTATCGGTGAGATCGAGCTGCTTGAACAGCTACCAGGCAATGTACTACCGCATAACACACTACCTGATTACGGACGTAGAGGTGATTTAAAAACCAAGTGGTCTAGACCTACGACAAACAAAAAGGGCGAGCGTACCTGGGCAAAAGGATCCCTACCCTCGTCGTTGTCAGGCATGTTTGATATGAACAATGTTTATCAGGTTGCTGGGTTCTATGCATTGAACGGCAAACAGCCACCGTTTTTGGTTTATGCAAACGCTACTGACTACCGTGTGTTTGATCAAACCAACACGCCAGAGCTGAAGCCTGATTACCTGGATGACGTAGTGCAAGACATAGCACTGCAACACAAAATTACAGAAAACATATTACGTGCAGCTCAAACAAAAGAAGAGCTGCTAGGCCTGGTATCACCAGATTGGAATTCAATTTTTTGGCAAGAAAGCCCAGCGTATTTACGCGAGGCAAGACTACTATGGGGGATGGAGTGAGCAACAAAGAAGCAATAGCTGCACTAGCATTAGCGCAGTCACAAATGAAAACACCGCACAAGGATGCCACTAATCCGCACTTCAGAAACAGATACGCTAGTCTGAAGTCATGCATTAAAGCAATTAAACCAGCTCTTAACGACAATGGGTTTGCACTGATCCAGGCTGCTGGCAAAGATGAGCAAGGTCATTACATACAGACTACCTTTGAGCATACAAGCGGTGGTTTGTTTACCAGTAAGTTTTACATGGAGCCTGAGAAAAAAGGTATGCAAGGATTAGGATCCGCTGCAACCTATGCCAAGCGATATGGTTTGCTAGGCTTGGCTGGTATTGAGCCTGATGAAGATGCAGACGATGATGGTAATGCAGCTGATGAGCCACCAGCTGCGCCTAAACCGAAACCACAGCCAAAGAAACCTGATCCAGAAGCAGAGCACGATGCTGCTGTACGTGAAGAGCAAAATACTGCGCCTAGTACACCGCAACAGCTAAAAAAAATGATGGAAGATAAAATTAAAGCAGCCACAGAAACCTGGCAGCTCAAAAAGATTTTAGAAGAGCACGGCAAAGATTTTATGGTGATTAAAAAAGACAATCCAAAAAACAGCAGTGAGCTTAACGCATACTGGAAACTAAGATTAGAACAACTCAATACTGGGGAGAGATAGAATGCCACATTTCGGAAAAAGTAACCACCAATTTAGAACGAGCCTAGATAGCACAAAACAATATCGTATTACTGCGTGGCTAAGTTTTAAACAAACCTGGAATGATGCAGAAAAAAGGTTTGATAAAAATACACCAGAGGAAATTAGTATTTGCCGCAAGTTGTTTGAACAGCTCGCGCAGCATCCTGGTCTACAGTTACAACTTAACATCGATGAGCGCATGAGTGGCATCGATGATGTAAAACAATTCCCTCGCGCTGCTATTGTAAATCTATACGTAGGAAACATGCAAAAGCCAGATTTCCAGACACAGCAAAATGATGCTGTAGAAACGTCACAAGATCTAAATGATGAGATACCGTTTGGTAACAGTGATGAGGCTGATGAAATGGTGGGATTTGAGTAATGAGCGACAAACATCTATTAAGCGTAAAAGACGCTGCACAGTTTCTGTTTGGTGATTACGATAGAACGCATCAGGATCGTACTAGGCGTTTAATTAATCAGCTCAATGTAAAGAAAATTGTTATCGGGAAAAAAACATTCGTTGTTAGAAACGAGTTAGCTGACAAGCTGGAGATTAACTTGTCAGCGGAACCTAGCGATAAGGTAGTGCAACTAAAAGATCGCGGATAGCTTATCTACAGCCGCTGCATTGTCAGCGTCTGACTCTAACCAGTGACCGTAAATGCTTTGCGTAATACGAATGTCGCTGTGACCCATGTATGTTTTTACACGCCACAGATCGTCAGGGTACGCCTGGAGAAGCTTAGATGCATAGTAGTGTCTAAGCTCATGCCAGGTAATTGGCGCAACACCAGCGCGTCTACAAGCGTCTTTGATGCGCTTTAGATACTTTGCTGATGTAACTGGGTGATTGAACTCTGTGCCAAAGACAAGCGTGTTCGGATCGTTTGGTCTACCTTGCTGGATGTACAACTCTTTGAGGTGAGCAAGTACATCGCGTGTCAAAGGTATAGTACGCAACCCTGAGTAACTTTTAGGATCTTTTACATTTGTAGTTTTGTGTTCGATAGCGCGGTCAATAACCACCTTGCCACCATCTAAATCTATTTGACCCCAAGTCATAGCGCGTTGCTCACCCTGACGTACACCAGTGGTTGACGCAAACCTGGCAAAGAACTGCCATCGAGGACACATCTGAGATATTATGCTGTTGATAACATCAGTAGCAATGCGCTGCGCTTTAGTCTCGCCAGCACTGCTTTGTATTTCACCTTTGCGTTTCACACCATCAAACGGATTAGTTTCTCTACAACCCTCGATGATACCATAGTTAATCATCATGCCGATTGAGCCACAAATGTTTGTTACAGTTTTGACTTTGCGACCTACTTTAAGTTGATCCATAATTTGGTGTGCAACCATACCCTTTGTAAGATTTGCAACACGCATGTCAGCAACAGACATACCATCGACAACGCAATCTAAAAAACAATCTACGTGTCGGACTTTTTCCTGGTGGTAGCTTTTTGATTGCTCGCCAGCTAGATATTCTTTTTCAACTTGTGCAATGTAATTTTTTCCAAGCTCATAGAATGACCACTTCCAAGCATCGTTAGATTTATTTACGTCTGATGTTTCTTTAAGAAGCGCATCGATGTACGCTTGTGCTTCTTCGCGTGTGTTGTAATAAGTTCGCGCACCATCCGCTAATTCATAACGTGTATCAACGCACCAAGGAGCCTTGCCTTGTTTCGCTCTTGATTTCCATTTTTTAGGTGTAACTTGTAACATAACCATCTCCATATTCTTGTCGCTTTATATCAAGAATATATGATTTTTTTAGTCAAATTACAAGCGTTTCCCGCGACCCCCCCCTACCTTTTAGGCGCCCAGCTAGGCGCCCAGACACCCTTGAAAAGAGTTAAGTTATTGATTTATATGGAAAAACAGTGGCGCGGTTGACGGGGCTCGAACCTGACAAATAGCTGTTTATATTGCATTTTTCTACAGTTTTTGCAGTATTTTGCACCACTTCGCGCATAGGTGTGCATACACGTCAGGCGCCCACTAGGCGCCCTGGGCGCCTAATTACGAATCAAAATCAGGCTCTGGTCTCAGCTTCGGTTTAGGCATCTTAGACACTCGATGTGTTTGCTCACACCGCATCAGTATTACACCGTATCGATCTTGCATTACATCACGCAAATCTGTCTCCGTAACAGCCACACAATCATCGTAACTTTCAAACATAATGATGTGCTGATACGCATTGTCTTGGATGCCATACGTAAGCCACAAGATCGTCCAGTAAGCAATCATGTTTTCTTGTTAGCGTTTATGCGTGATATACGTTTGCCTTTGCGAACCGCATCAGCTTTCGAGCTGGCTCCCCAATCACGTAATGCCATTAACAATGGCGTTGGCTTGCCATCTTTTTTTTCTGGCCCAGCCATCTTGCCCATGCGCTGGAGAAAAGCAGCTCGCCTACCAGAGTTGCCAGACTTTTCGGGTGGTGCGCTCATTTCTTTTTCGCAGTCTTTTCTGCTTCCCTAAAATTCTTGGCAGTTGGAGCACCAGGAGATCCAGGCTTCCTCATCTTCTCACCAGAGCCAGCTTTAATGCGAGCTTTTTTTAGCCTGATGTTTTCATACAAACCATGCTTCTTACCGTGTGGCATTAGGCGCTCCTTCCGTAGTTGCTCATTATGTTTTTCTTCTTAGGCTGCTTCTTCTTTAGTTCTGCAAAGTCAGCACCAGTAATCTGATCTTTAGGTGCAGCAGCTGATGCTATCTTCATTTGCTTTGGAGTAAGCTTTTTCATCCCTGGCATTACTTTCCCTTTCCGTATCCTGACATTATTGTTTTCTTTGGCTTTGGTTTCTTTTTCATGGCAGCTCCTTTCACACCATCAGTTCAAAATGTGGGGCATCGATAAACGGCCTACGCCCCTGCCCTCTTCTAGTATCAATGTAGTCATTCATGGCAGCTTCCATTGTGCCATCCCACTGCGCGATATTTGGCACTGTCCAACTAGCTCCCCAACGACACGGTACGTCCACAGCACGAGCACCTTCAGCCATAGCGTCAGCAATTTCATCATAGAGGTTAAGCTCCCAGCTGCCTCTAGAACCAACGTAGGCCATAAGGTCTACAGCTAAACCATCGATGTGCTTCGACTTCATTGTTTGGCTCGCTCCTTTAGCAACCAGCTCGCGCTGTTCTTCTATTGTGCGAAGTCCACAGATAACGCCAAAGTCGATCTTAGTCGCACCGATAGCATGTTTGACGATTGCTACCAGGCGCTCGTCTACACCCTCTAGTTTTTCCAAACTGCGATTGCTTAATTTAAATGTCATCGTTTCATCTCCAGATATAACCGCCAACAATTAACTAATGTGTTTAGGCTGACCGCGCTAAACAGCATGACCCACTGCCAAATCTCCATTTACTTTCTCCTAAAAAACTTTGTTGCTGACCTTACGGCAAAGCTACTAGCTACGATTACGCCTAAGGTGTATTGATACCACTCAGGCATTTGCTCTAGCGCAGTAAAACCCTCTGCAACAACAGTGCGCCCCCACTCACCAGTAAACACAAGTATCAATGGAATGCTGAAAAGGATTACTAAATACTCATCTTTCCACGAGTTCATAGTTCCTTGAGCCATGAGTTTTTCCCACTCGCTCTCGCTCATTGCTGCGTTTTTCATAACAGCAGCTTTTGCTTCAGCCTCAACTAATTTAAGGTTTGCATTAGCTGCTTGCGCTTGAGCTTTACCTTTTAACCAACCGCCAGCTAATTCACTTAGTGGCGCTATCAGTGATTGGAGCACTTTGCACACCTCCTCTATCTGTCTTAGCTTCTTTGCCAAGCCACAACGCAAAGCTTGCGCTAAGCATTGCTGTTACTAAGCTTACGAATGCTGACTGTTGTGTTGTCGGATCCTCAAGTGTCATGAACCACAAGCATACTTTCCAAGTCAGTATGATCTGACATAAGAATGCCAGCCTTGGAAGTAGTTTAAGTTCATCTAGATAACTAGCTGTTATTGCTACCATTTCGCTCCCTCGCCATGTATAGTGCTATAGCCCTTTCGCGTGTAATGCAGAGGACGTATCCATTCTCATCGTAAAGAATGAATTTGTTTTTCCACTCACGTAAAATCAACGCTCTATTTTAATGCATACAACTTTAGAATTATTATTTGTTACCAATACTTTGGCTTTTGACATTGAAGTCTTACATTGCTCTTCTGAGCTGTAGCTACCAACGTGATAATGATCGAATGTTCCAGACACTAGCTGAAGCCATAACAACACCCACATTACCAGCGGCCCTGGTATAAACCGACACCGTAGATCATGCCGCCAAGCAACAGGCCACCAACTATTAAGCACCCTATTGTTGCGCCAAGAGTAATAAGCTTTTCTATCGCTTCCTGTTTTTTATACAGTTGCTCTTTGCGCTGCTTACGTATTTGCCCCTCAATCTTCTTAAGCTCTTTAACGTAGCTTGGCCCCCAGTGTGCGCTAAGAAAAGAATAAAGCTCTTCCCTCATATGGTCTGCTTTTGTTTTGGCCTCGAACACAGCAAGTGCTTCTGCTTCTACAGAGCCACTCATTTTTTTCCACCAGGGAATATTATTCTGTTTATGTTTTTGCTCTAGGTGGTTGAGGTCTGACATTGCAGATCCCCATTTTGCGAGCTGGCCCACACAATCTTGCATATCACGCCCAGCGTTTACAGCTTTCTTAATATAACCCACAGCAGAAGAGGCCGCTGAAATAGCAGCTGTAACAGTAATAGGATCCATGTAGGTTTGCCTTGTTGAACTAGCCTAGAAAGTTCATGCGTAGTAAGAGCAACAAACTTGCTCCAGTAATAACAATTAAAATAGCTTCAAGTCGCTTAATTCGGTTATACAAATCTTTAAACTGTATTTTCATTTCAGTCTTTATTTCGACAACATCTTTTTCTACCTGGTCAATGCGAGAATGCGCCATTGATAGTGTACGTGTTCTTTTGTCCATTATACACCTATGTCTTTACTAATAACTCAGTTGCAGAAATAGCAGTTCCTGCCAGTACACTTGGGCTATCCGCTGTTGTGTCTATCGTTCCATCTGTCTGTACAAAGTATTGCTGCCCTGCGGTGAGGCCAGATTGCTCATCATTTACTGCACCAATAATATCTACAGTTGCACCCTTGGTGTCAGCTACAGCGCCACCTTTGGACATACCAATGTAGTTTTCTGAGGTGAGGGTTGTAGATCCAGGAGTAAAAATATTAACCGTACCATGATTTGAACTATTTACATCTCTATAACCTATTAGAACTTTGTTAGCGTTGCTATCAAAAGCAGCGGTTATATTATCTAAATTATTTCCTGTTTTAACTGTTGTTATATCATCAAAACTTATGCTTGTGCCACTAACAGTTCCCGAAATAGCAGATATTGAAGTATTACTATTAACAAAAGCTATAACAACTTTGTTTACGCTTGTATCAAAAACAATAGTGGCTAAACGGTTATCATCTGATCCACTCGTAAAATCAACAGCGGAGCCAAAAGAAATAGATGTACCAGAAACAGTTCCAACATATGCTTTACCCACATCAGAACTAGCCCTAATTGCAATCACAACTTTGTTGTTAGAACTGTCAAATGTTATAGCTGTTGAACTAACAGTACCTGACTCAAACTCAACAGTGGTTCCAAAGCTTGTACCTGTACCAGAAACAGTACCAACACGAGCCTTTCCTTTACTGCTATCACCCTCATCTACAAATGCAACAACAAATTTATTAGAGTTGGAGTCAAATGTTGTAGATATTCGCTCTGTATTTCCACTTTCAAAAGTATTGGCAGAACCAAAAGAAATAGATGTACCACTAATAGTTCCAACAATCGCTGTACCTGCATTTGAGTTACCAACGTCATTATAACAAATTACAACTTTGTCAGCATTAGGGTCTTCTACTACTGAAATAAAAGTTGTGTGTGCACTCTCAAAAACTGTTTCAGTGCCAAAACTTATAGAGTTATCAGAAGAGTCTACGCTTCCTACAATAGCTGTTCCATAATCAGAGTTACCTGCATCTTTATAAGCTATAATTACCCTATTAGTATCGTCATAAAAAGTCATACTTATTTCAGAAGTGTTACCACCATTAAAAACAACTTCAGAACCAAAACTTATTGAGCTACCACTAATTGTACCTACAATCGCTGTACCTTGATTTGAGTTTCCTGAATCCCTATATGCAATAACTATTCTATTAGAGTTGCTATCAAAGGTAGATGCAATTTGATTAGTAGATGCACTTGCAAAAACAACGTCAGAACCTACAGAAGCCGTAGTTCCTGTAACAACACCCACAGTTCCATCACTGTTCACAACCACTGGCCTACCGCTTGGCAACGTACCACTGGCTACCGCCTTAAATTCACCACTTTCTTCAGCACCTATACGTTTTAGCATAGTTACCCTTTCACTATTAATTTAGTTGCAGACACAGCCGTACCTGCAAAGACGCTAGGATCAGCAGCCGTTGTACCTAGTGTGCCATCACTCTGAACAAAGTAGCTTTGCCCTGCTGTCAACCCAGATAGGTTGTCGGCTATTGCACCTTGCGTATCTATGATAGCCCCTGCACCATCTGCTGCACCACTATTAGCTATGCCTATGTAGTTTTCTGAGGTAAGGTTGGGATAGTTACCACTAGGGGTTATAACAGTAGCATCTCCACTGTTACTACCTGTAGGATTATCAAACACTACAATAGCTTTTTTTGCGTTAGTATCATATGTTACGTCAAAAGGATTAGCGTCTGAAGATGAAAACTCTACTTTGCTGTCAAATGAAATATCTGTGCCAGATACAGTACCTGTTATAAAGTTACCTTTGTTATCACTGTTATCTTTAAAAATTATTATGACTTTATTAGTTGTAGGATCAAATGTAGAGTCAACAAGTGTATTTGTACCACTATCAAAAGTAGCTACAGTACCAAAAGATATAGACGTTCCGCTTACTGTTCCAACTCTTGATTTACCTTTCGCATTATCACCATCGTCTTGAAAACTAACGACAGTTTTTCCAGTATTAGAATCATATGCAATACCTGTGGAGTCAATAGATGCTGTGACTTCAACCTCTGAACCAAACGAAATATCTGTTCCACTAACAGTTCCTACAATCGCTTTACCTTTACTGCTATCGCCATAGTCTCTAAATACAGTTACAGTTTTTCCATTTGTAGTATCAAAAGTACTTTTGACTCTTCGGGTGTTACCTGAGTTAAAAACTGCAGCCGTACCAAAACTTATAGATGTATCACTAACTGTACCCACTATGGCTGTGCCATAGTTGCTATTGTTTCCATCTCTGTAAAAAATAACAACCTTATTATTTGTAGAGTCAAAACATATTCCAGGCGTATCTCCAACGCTACCAGACTCAAAATCTGTTGCGCTACCAAAACTTATAGATGTTCCACTAACAGTTCCTACAATTGCTTTACCTTTACTGCTATCTCCTGAATCTACATATGCAATTATAACTTTATTACTAGAGCTATCAAACACTGCTCTTATGTATGGAGTATTTCCAGATTCAAACTCAACAGCAGTTCCAAAACTTATTGTTGAGCCGCTAACTGTGCCAACTATTGCTTTACCTTTATTGCTATCTCCTGCATCTCTATATGCCACAACAACTTTATTATTAGAACTATCAAAAACAACGCTTGCTGCAGGTACTTGTGCTGATTCAAAAACTACTTGTGTACCTGCGGAAGCAGAGGTAGCAACATTTGCTATAGTGGATACCGTTCCATCACTGTTTACACCAACAGCCTTACCATTTGTTATAGCACCACTAGCTACAGCGTGTTCCTGTCTTGGTAAATTCTGATCGTTGCCTATGACACGCATCATTATTTTTAGTCTCCGTCATCCTCTGAAGGATCTACCCAATCAGGATTAGCTGACCAAGTTGTACCATCTAACTTATACTTGTTGCCCACCCAATCGCTAGGTGCGTTGGTTACATTTTCTGTAATAGTAGTGTTGCCACTATTTAGATCAGCGATAATAAACTGAGCAGGATCACCTACTGTGATACTGTCTGATGTTGCTGTTATTGTTACGTCATCTGCAAGTAAATACTTAGATAACTTAGTTGATGTTTCTACGATAGTTTTCATTCTTTAACCTTTCACTATTATTTCCGTAGCTGATATAGCAGTTCCTGCTGTTACTGAGGGGTCTGCTGCTGTTAATCCTAGTGTGCCATCTGTTTGCACAAAATATGTTTGACCTGCGGTTAGACCGCTTTGGTTTCTGTCTATTGTGTTTGTTGTGTTTATTGTTGCACTTTGAGTGGTTGCAAATGCACCGTCAGAGAAGCCTATGAAGTTCTCTGAGGTGAGGTTAGTAGAGGCTAATTGTAAGACTGCTGCTTTTAATTTATTATTAGTAAAATCACCATAAGGTATAACAAATTTATTATTAGCACTATCATATGCCATTTCAGATAAGGGCGTTGATTGTGGGTCATCTGCATCAACATCCTCTATGACAACCTCACTACCAAAACTAACAGATGTACTAGATACAGTTGCAGATACAAAAGTCTTACGATCAGAATTACCCACATCAGTAAAACTAACTATAAAATTACCACTGCCATCAGATGTAACACTAGGGGCTAACGTAGCTGCATCGTTAAATGTCGCAATACTTCCAAAACTAACACTTGTACCACTTAGAGTTCCAACAACTGCTTTACCTTTATCAGAGTCATCACTATCAATATAAACTATTAAAAACTTATCTAAGGTAGCGTCATAATCAATTCGTAATATTGAATTTACTGCAACACTGCCTATGTCAGCCACCGTACCATGAGACACACTTGTGCCTGAAATCGTTGAAACTACAACTTGACCCTTGCCCGATTGATCATTATCTTTATATATTACAACAAACTTGTTAGCTGAAGTTGAAAAAGCCATATCAGGTCTAAGTATATTTCCATCAGTATCTGTTCTTATATTTGTTTCACTACCCGCAGAAACAGATGTGCCACTTACAGTAAGAACTCTAGCTCTTGGCACACTTCTCATATAAGCAACTAAAAATTTATTAGAGTTGCTATCAAATCCTATCTGAGTTCTACTTACAGAACTGCTTTGCCAAACAGTAGCAGTGCCAAAACTTATAGAGGTTCCAGACACAGTTCCTACAATTGCAGTACCATAATTAGAGTTGTCTTTGTCTTTATAAACGAGTAAAACTTTATCTTCGTTTGTATCGTATGCCATAGTCAAGTCATCCATGCCCTGTGAGTTGTCGGCTTGGAATTTTGTTATGCTACCAAAACTTATATCTGTGCCACTAACAGTTCCAACAACTGCTGCACCGTAATACGATGATGTATCTCTATGATAGGCAATAACAACTTTACCTGAATCGGGATCATAAATTGCTTGCATTTGCATTAGGTTAGAATCAGTTGAAATCTGTGTAGGTGTACCTGCTCCATCATCGCTGCCAGACACAACACTCACAGTTCCATTAGAGTTAATAATAACACTAGCACCATCAGTCAAAGCACCAGAAGCTACTGCTCTGACCTGACCATCCTTTGCAATATTACCGAAAGATTTCATTAAGCTACTTTCTATTAAGCGTCATCAATCTCTTCATATGAACAAACAGCGGATAGATCCCCTGCTGCACTTGCTTGTATTTTCAGTATGTCACTTTCGACTAAGTATAGCCCCATGTTCTTATCTATGGGTAGCAGTGTACTACCTGCTGCTACTGTAATGTTTTTAGCTATGTAGTAGTCTACACTTGATCGTGTGATCCACACAGATATATCAGCAGAGTTAGTGCCGTCTATATTAGCTATGATAAGTGAATTTATCTTTAATAATTTATTTGATGCAGCAGTTAATAAACTTACCGCACTTGCAGCAACATCAGCATCTACTGCTGTATTGGCGTAGATACTACTTACTGCGACTACATTTGGATTTGCCATTGAAAAACTCCTTTATTATCCAAATACCATTGCCATCGCTATAGCCTTACCAGTTGTTGCTTTAGCGTCTAATTGAGTTTGTATTGCTGATGTAACGCCATCAGTGTAATTTAATTCTGTTGCCGTTGCTGATAAATCTGAAATTTGCGAAACTGTAACGCTAGTCGCAACTGGAGCTACATTTTGCCATGCGCTGCCATTGTAAACTTTAACCACATTAGATGTAGAATTATAAAATAAATCACCTTCATCTAATGAGCTGCTTGGATCAGATGAACCAACTCTATATCTCTCTGCAAAACTATTTACGCCAGTAATATTAGACGCCACAGTTGTAACATTTGCGTTATTTGTAGCTACTGTCGTTACATTGGCACTTATGCTAGCTACAGTAGTAACGTTAGCCGATATACCAGCCACTGTTGTTACATTTGCACTTATACCAGCAACTGTTCCAATATCCGTACCATCATTTGCTACGGTTGTTACGTCACTGCTTATACCAGCGACAGTAGTTACATTTGATGATATGCCAGCAACAGTTGTTACGTTGCTAGAAACGCCAGCCACTGTATTTATATTACTACTATTGCTATTTACTGCGTTAATATTTGTTTGATCTGAGCTAGTTGGCGTTGTACGTAGCCACGTCGTTGTACCTAAGTTGTACACCATCATTACATTGTTAGTAGTGTCAAAAAATAACGCACCGTCAACAAGAGCATCACCGTCATTATCTACTGTTGGATTACCGCCTGATGTAGATTTAGCACCAAGGTATCTATCATCAAAACTGTCAAAACTAGCTGCTGCTGATGTAGCAGAACTTGCAGCCGCTGTTGCGCTTGATGATGCCTCACTTGCTTTTGTTGTAGCAGTCGTAGCGCTTGATGCAGCCGCTGTTGCGGAACTTGCAGCTGCTGTAGCACTTGTAGCCGCTGCTGTTTGTGATGTAGTTGCTGATGCAGCATCAACAAGCAAATCCCATTTTGCACTATCTGTGTTTGTTGTAAGAGGCTGAGAACCAGAGCTGGTATGCGCTGTGTTAGCTATAAATATATTGTTAGTGCTTGTGTCTTTAACTATGTCACGCACAACGTAGCTTGTAGATGCAGCCCAATTGCCTTTAAATGTGCCTAACTCTTGCGTTACGGAAAGATTGCCAGAACTATCAAAAGCAAAGATTTTGTTTGCTCGATCTGTAGCAGAGATCGTAAACTCAGAACCAGTTAGCGTATTTGTCCTTGATGCCTTAATAGCACGACTAAGTTCTTCTTCGTGCTTTTGTGTCATAAAAACAACTTTGTCTAAAGCTTCTTCTAAGCTCTCCGCTGGAAATGGATCGTTAGCAACCAGGTCAAGACCTTGGGTCAGTGGTTGCTCACGTATGATAACAACAGTTACACCTGACGCTGGTGCGGATCCGAACACCACATTACCGCCACTAGCCGACCCTACCCCAGACACTGTGTAATGTGTCGTTATAGTTTGTGTGGTTTCAGTTCCATCTGCTGCCCTCAGAATGACAGTCAAATCTCCCTGGTCAAAGATTTTAAAGCTATACGCAAACGTGGTAAGTGAACCATTACCAGAATAACTGACTTTGTTAGTGCTGCTAGATACTGTCATTGTTGAATAATCCCTAGTTCATCTATAATTTGTTTGGCTTCTTGTCTGTTTTCGTATGCTGTTGCTAGATCTGCGTTTTCGGGTAGCTGCAACAAAAGCTGAAACCCAGCCTCGTAATAATCGTCTTCTATTGTTTTAATAATTTGTAGTAGATCATCGTCATTTAACTTGCCTTGATCTACGCCTTGTCGATACACGCTAGTCGGAAATGTCAGTTCATATTCTAACGCTTCTCTAAAAGTCATGTTGCCATATTGTGGTAACGTAGCTTCGTTTTTTGCCAGGTTTACAAGATCAAATCTCGCGCCTTTAGATAAACGTAAACCGTTATGACTAACCTTTGTTCTTAAAGGCCACACACCAGTTTTCTGATAAAATTCACCTAAAGCAAGTTCCAGCTCATTTTGCATTTTACCTTCTCTAATTCTAATTCCAGTAAAATTATTCCATAGCGCTAACTTTGGATTGATTGCAAAACTTACATCTTCATAACCAATCTTATTACCTAATGTATCATAGCCAACAGTATTGAGATCTTTCTCTAGTGTTTGCCTGTTTTCAAACGCACTGCCTTGAACAGCCATTGCGATAATATCATTGTACGCTCTAAAAAACTCATCAGTTCTTTCTGTTTTAGGCTGACCAACTAAAAAGTATGCTTTTTCATCTGGGATCTTTTGACCACGATCATTAATAACATAATGAACAGGATCACCGTTTTCGTCTAAAGCTTCTATATCTTCTAACGTGTAGTATTCATAATCGCCTCTAGGATATAATCGTGTTGGATCTTCTATTCTGTTAAACTGTCTTTGCAGTGCAGCAATTGGATTAGGCACACCGAAATAACTAGCGCCTTCTGCTGGCGTTCTAGCCAATCGCACCACACTTTCTTTAAAATCTTGAAAATCTTCAAACTCAGCTAATGAAGCAACATCAGACATTCCCTCAAGCATTGGGAGATCTTTCATATATTTAAAGGTGGCGCCAATAACCGATAAGATAACGTCATCGTATAATCGAAAATTTGTTTTATCTTCCATAACTCCTGTTTTGTGCATTGCCTCGATAACGGAATTGTGAAGATGTATTATCGCACCAACTGGCTCTAAACCGTTAAACGATAAATAGTAAAGCTCTCCATTAGGTCTGCCCATGTCATCATAGAATGGCAATAATTCATCTGTTTCTGGATCACGCGGCCAGCTATTTTTATCTTTTCTAAAAGTATAGCTATTCGGTTGCCAACCAGGTTTTTGTCTGAGTAATGCCTCGCGTTCATTTTTATCTGTTGGCATTTGTCCAGTAAATCTGCCGTTTGCAAATTCATTAGCAATGTAAGCGCCCATCATTGATGCCATTGAAAATTTTGCTAATGCTTTTTGTTGTTGTGCAGCTGTGCCAGTGCCTAATGCTTGAAAAGTTTTATGAAAGGGAAACGCACCAGCAAGTCCTTTTACAAGAGCGTTTGCTGGCGTTTGTGCAAATGGCAAAATAATTCTACCAATTGGTATAAACCCTATTCTAAAATTTTGTATTAATGATGATGGTTTGCGTATAGCAGCAATATCATCTTGTAGCGTGTTATATTTAGCTACAGCAGAAAGCTCGTCTTTGTAATCTTCTGGGCTTAATAAAACCATGCCAGCTTCATCGAGCGCAGTTCTATTATCTTCCCCTCTGCGTAAAGCGTTGCGATATGCGTGGTTTGCCTGGACGTAGTGCTCGCCACGTTGTGATATCGTTTTAAAAAAATCGTCAGCCGTTGTAAGTGTTCTTAAAAACAATCTACTGGCTTGACCAACCGTATTTATTGCTGTGCCAAAAACAGTTTTGCTATCAGTGCGTAATGCACCACCATAGTTTTCTATATCTTGTTTTGCACCAACAGCAGCTTGCTCACGCACAAACGCAACTTTTGCTACACGCAATGCATCGCCAAATGAATCGATATAACCTTTTAGCCTAAACATTACATCGGTTTTAAAAACTTGATCTGAGTTGTCTAAACCAAACGCATCCCGATATTTACGAACTGGTAAGCCATATAAACCAGCAATCGATTCTTCTGGTAACTGCCATAACATCCATAACGTGTTGCCTAGAAAATTACGCACTTGTGTGCCAGTACCTGACAACATGCCTGACTGATAAGCTTCTCCTAATGCGTCAGATGTTTTTGCCATGCCAGCTTTTGCATGGAAACGGATAAAACCTAAAAACCCTTTATCGTTACGTCTAATATCTCTTGATCGTTTTGCTATTTCCTCAACACTTAATTCGCCAAGATTTTGTGACACCATGTCTGTTTGCGCTTGAGCAATTTCCATTAACCCAGTATCGCCACCCATAAACTTTTGTAGGTTTAAACCACGTCCGTATTCAGATCTATTGCCAGTAACTTGCAAAAAAATAGCTGGCACAATTTTGTTTAGACGCATGTATTTAAACTTATCGTCTTGAGTAGCAGTCTTATTTAAAATTTTGTCTTCCAGCTTAAGCATTTGCTTTGTTGTTTCGGTCAGAATTTCATAAGCTGCATAAAGATCTTCGGGTGTTAAAAGCCCCTCGTCTAACCGTTTGCCTAGTATTCGCCTGGTTGTGTTAAAAGTATTGTGAAATGCTTCAGCTGCTTTTTGTTTGCTTACAGAAATCGGTACTTTACCGCGTGTAGCTTTGTTAATAAGTTGCGGCATTGATTGCGCTTTTTGTTTTAAAAGTTTTGCTACATCTTCTTGTGTTTGCAACAAATCAAAGTTTATGCCATCGACACCAGTTGGCGCAGCCGCAGCAGCTCGTTCATCAGCTTGCTTTTGAACAGTCTCATCGAGCTTTTCAATTTGGTTTTTTCGGCCAGTAAATACATTGAGTATAGACGCATTTGCATCGTCCATAAGCTTGTTAAATTCTGTTTCAACAGGATCAACGTCATCTAGCAACTCGTCAACAGCTGCAGCACCTTCATCTATTTTTGTTTGGCGTGCGTTGCCAGAAGAAAACCCTCGATCTGCAAAAGTTTTTACACCTTGCTCAGATAATATTTGCGGAGCTAAAGATACTTTAGCTGCCTTTGGGTCATACCCTTCTGGCGCTATAACTTCTTCTTGTTCTGTCGGGATCCGTTGCGGTTGTGTATTTGACAGTTGCGTAAATGCTGGCGGTATTGCCTGGTCAGTTTGTGTTTGCGTTTTAGAGGCAGAACCAAGCATATCCATTAAAAGTGATAATGTTTCTTTAGCGCCTTTGCCCCCTAACGCTAACTGATTTTGCGCTGGATCGGTTGCAAACTCTGTAGGCGCACCAGCTGCATCTATCTGCGCTCTCTGTGTTTGCTCTTCAGCTAAGTCTAGTGGATTTACTGCCATGAAGCCTCACATAAAAAAAGGCCGCCAAAGCGACCTTACATATTCAAATTGTCTGTTAGTTACAGCTAGTCTTTATCTAGCGTTTCCTGACTTTGCTCTTTCGATGAGTCCTTGGAAGAATTGTTCAAGTTCTTTCCCATCATTATCGAGTACTGTGGAGTCGGAGTTTTTGCTGGACGCATTTTGTCCTGACTGTCTACTAAAGTAACTTTTGTAACCGCCACCGTTTTTATCCTTTGTCCAATCATTACCTAACATTGTTAGATCTGCTTCCATAATATCAACTTCAGCATCAAATTGCAAATCGTCCGTAATTTGTGATAATTTATTATTTGCAAAATCTTGTATGTATTCTATCGCTTTTGCTTTTGTGAGTGGACTTTCTTTTACAGCTTGATCTGTAATTAAAATTCGGATGCCTGGTTTACCGTCAACTATGATTGGTTGGTAACCACGAAATAATCCATTTGGTTCATCTGCAATAATTCTATTAAACAATTCCGTAAGCTTATCGCTGTTGCGTAAATTTTCTCCAGCATTTTCTATAATATCTATAGAAAAGTGCTTTGGATTTTTAGTTATACTTTTAGGCGCATTTACCCATACTTCTGTTTGTTGCAACATGTATCCTAATCGCGCTGCTGCTTCTATAGCTGTATCTTTAGAAGCGATAGCCTGTTGTACTGTTGAAGGGTTTTGAAACAGTTCCCAACCACCAGTGCCATGCACGACATTGCCAAGAGTAATCCCAAGTTGGTTATTAACAGTCTCAATGGCTTTCAATGTAACTTGATTATTTATATCACGCTGTGCCTCTATAGGCAAAGCACTATAGTCATCACCAAATTTTGTTGCAAAAGGTGACCCAGCGCCAGGATCTACTTCCATTGAAATGTTGCGCGTTGTTTTCTTAAAAGCGTCAATAATATCACCACCAACGTTTGCACCACCGTACATGTTAGATAGTTGCATCCATCCGATAGCTTGTACTTCTGCTGGTTCCCAATCAGATCTACCCATCCAGTTTTGTTGGTTTAGATGATCTGTAAGTTGTTGACCAAACAAGGCTCTGTTTTCATACATAGCGTCTTTGATACCACCGCCACCAAAATCGATCTGCAAATTATCTGGCACATTGTAACCTAAACGTTTTAAGTGATTAATATATACTTGATCAACTAAACCAGTATCTCTTGCAGTATGCACATCAACAACAAACGGTGAACCACCCTCTGGATTATTGCCCATAATAGATCTTACATTTTTGTTATAACCGCTATCCAGAAAATCAGCTATCTTTTGTCCAGCGCCAGCAGTAATCGGTGATTGCGTTAATATATCGATTACAATTCTGTTTGCAGACGGTAGACCTTTACCTATTAAATCTTCTTTTGACACACCGCGTTTTATTTGCTCATAAACAAACAACACATCATTTAATGTTTGCTGTGGACTAGAGTTTTGTTGCCCAGCAAACCAAGCATCTGTCAATCGAGCTATTTCTTCTGGATCACCATCTGCTTGGTTTTGGAATTCGTCAAATACTATTTTGTACCACGTTGCAGCTCGATCTATTTCTTCTTTTGACATTGCTGCTTCAATTCGGTTTTGCCAATCTTGCGGCTCGATATTACCAACCACAACATCAGGCAAATCAGAGTTTTCTGGCGCGTTTATTACAGTGCGTTCATTTTTAGGCGCTCCAGGATAACCAACACTTTTTTCGCGCATTGCAACTAATCGTTGATTGTGCAAACGAAAATTATTGTCACCTTTTTCTTCAACAATAGGTAAACCACCTTCTGACCTTATGCCTTGTTTTTGTGTGCGTTCTAAGGTGCGGCCTACTGCTGAAAGTATTCTATCAATGCCTGGTTGTATCGGATTGCTAAAAAGCGTATTACCTTCATTTGCTATTCTATTGTTTGCTTTTTCGACTTGTTGTGCAAATGAAACACGCATGTTATCCGTTGCAGCTTTAACAAACGGTAATACTTGTTTTTGTGTAATATCACCGTCTTTCAACATTCTAAATGTTTTGCCTAGACCCATTAATATTGGTTCGGCAATAACACCTATGACGCCACCCTCTAATGCGTTCTTAAATCTACCGACATAATCAGGATCGGTAGGATCTGTTTGCATAAAATCGACTATAACGTTTTGTGGGATTTCAACGCCAAACGCTTCACCCAAATCATAAATGATATCTGATAAGCGCCCTTCATCACCCTCAAACCCTAGAAAATCAGCAGCAGCTCCCCCAGTAAAACCTTGCATGGTGCGACTTTTGCCTAATCTAAAAAACTTACCAAGCCCAGCATATGCTCCAATAAACTGTGAAAATGATCCAAGTACTTTAGCTCCACCGCCTGACGCTTCATCTATTTGTGTCAAACTTTCTAAGTTTACTGCGTATGGCAATTCACCACTTTTAATTTTTTGATTTATTTCATCTCTTTCCTTGCCAGATAATATTTTAATCGCTGGATCAAATTCACCAGTTTCTGGGTTAAAAAGTTGAAATCCAATACCACCAGACAAATCAAACTTTGAATCTTCTGGCGTGTCTAAAGTTTCAAGAAATTGCGCTGGGTTTACTATACCACCACGAGCAAGACCTTTTATTATTTCTTTTATACTGCCTTCAAAAATTGGCTGATCAACTGGGCTGACTACATCGAAACCTAAATCAAATGCTTGCTGTTGCACCTCTTCAGTCAACGGCTCAGTAATACCAGATTTTGGCTGTACGTTTATAAATCCACCTTCGTTAATTATTTTATCATCAAAACCAGCTGCGTAAAAATCATCAGCAGTTGGTGTTATGCCCTGGTCTAGCAATGATTGATTATACTTCTCTGCATCTTCTAATGCAGTTAGCGGTTGCTCATGTACTTTAACATTACCACCGCCAAGAAGCTCAGTATAATACTCGTTACTATTAGACGCGACATTGTAAACTTTTTTTGTATTGTTTAGATTAGATCCAACGTTTGCAGCTAATGTTTCTTCTGCGCTGATGTAACGATCTAACTCTTCATCTAATGTGCTGTTGAAAACATATGTCATTGTCTATTCACGTTATCTATTGCATCAATTTTATTTTTCATTTCAGTAAATGATCTCAAGTACTGACCATATCTTTTTGTTTCATTAGCGTCAGGAGAGCTTAAATTATTATACCAATCCGATATAATGATTATGGCATCTGCTGGCGTTTGTGCAGCTTGCAAATTTGTTTTGATTGGAAAAAATACAGACACTCGAACCGCAGAATTCAATGTGTCTTGATACTGTTCCAGAATAACTTCTTTAAATCGCGGAGCACTTGCAGCAAGCATATTACGTGCAGCTTCTTCTATTTGCGTTTTTGTTAATGGCTCACCAGCTATTCTCTTTTGTCTTATTAAATCGTCAATTTGTGTGTATATATCATCGATTTGATTTGTTACTCGTAACGCTAGATCTTTATCGACCTCTGCTGATATAAGCTCTGACGTTTGATAGCGTAGTGCGTTTTTAATATATTGTTTTGCTTCATTTTCACCAGCAACAGCTTCACTTTGTGCTTTTTCAGTAAATCGCAACAAGTCTGCTTGTGTTAAATAATCGCTTTTACTAAGCACTGTTTGTAAATCTAAATTATCAAAAGCGTCTAACTCATTGAGAAAATTAATTACATCCCTATCAGATGCTTGTCTTTTCTCTGGCGGCTCTTGGTCAAACTTATCCATTTGTTGACGCATTTCAAAAGTAAGCTCATTTACACTAGCCAAATGATTTTTAATAGCTTCAGCCATTCTGTAACCTGGCGCTACTGTTCTTTCACCATCTGCGTCTATCACTGTTCGCGTTCCTACTATTTTTATATTAGGAAACATTTGTGTTAATTCATTAACATTAAACTCTTGGCTTTTATTATCTTTGCTTTTGTAAAAATAATATCTGTTGTAGATTGCATTAACGTTATCATTAAATTGATTTTCTGCATCTGCCTCTAGATCATCAAATTGTTTTTTCATGGCAGCTGCATCTTTGACAGTTTGCAATATAACGTCATTGACCTCATTCATTGGCACAGCTTGCATTAAGTTAAGAACATGATCTGGCACACCAGGTGCTTTGTCAGCCACGACTTGTTTAAACTCTTCTAACGTCATTGTACCAGCCTCAACGGCTTCAAATCCGTTTTGCACAACTCGCAGTGCTAATGCGTTGCGTAAGTCAGAACCAGCAAATGCTGGTATCGCTTTTTTTAACGCATTGCTTAAAACTTCTGGTGTAACATTTGCTTGAAGCACTTCTGGTATCATTCCCTTTTCACCAGCTTTATCATAAAGGTTTTGTAAGCCAGCTGCTGAAAACAGTGTGTCATCAAGCGTGTAATCTAAATACGGATCACCAAGCAACGTTTCTTGTTGGTCTTTTAGAGATTTTAATGACGTTTCAACACGCTTTTCTATTTTTTCGTCAATGCGCCCTTTCAGTCTAAATCGTTCTGCAAGTTCAAAAGTATTAAAAGCTTGCTTAAAATCTTCTTGTGCGTATTTATTATTGCCAACAACTTTTAAACTATCTTCAAAAATCTTTTTAACAGTTGTGTCATACTTTTTTTTGCCATCAAAAATATTGTAAATATCGTCATCATTACCAAGAGCGAATGACGCTTGTAATAATTTTTCTTTTGCCCCGAATACAGCTTCATTACGCTGCGCTTCGACAATTGCTTTATATCTTTCTTGACTGTAGGCAGCTGCCTGGTTTGCAATTTCAGTTAACACACCGCCTTTTTGTAGCTCTGCATTAACAAATGTGTTTGGGTTCATACGAGCTGTAATACGTGCGCCTGGTGCTCGATCACTTAGTTGCGCTCCAGATCTGTAAACTGGTATTCTCATTAAGCAAACATCCCACTACTGTAGCCAAATCGTGCAGCACTACCCAAGCTGCCAATAAACGCTTGTGTACCTTGTGCTCGCAACCCAGCTGCTTGTGCGCCACCTTCCATGCGAGACAGCTCTGCGCTTAGTCGTGCGTTCTCTTGTTGGTCATTGATCTGCATGTTTGTGACTGCGTTGTTAAACTCAGCCACCGCCATGTCATATTCAAATTCTCTAGCGTTTTGCCGTAGAACACGCATCGGTGTGCCACTTCCAACAACAATGCCACTTGCTGCGTAGTTTGCCACAACACTGCCTTGCGCTTCTCTAAAACGAAAACGATCTACACGTTCTTGCAAGACAGCATTGCGATTGATAATTTCGCGCTGTTTTTCTAATAGATCTACGTCACGCTCAATCAGTTTTGCGTTAAACTCACCCACTCGCTTGGCTGCTTCAGCAGCTCTGTTTGATGCTCGTTTTTGTGAAGCACCGCCCATAATAGTAAGACCTAATGTCGCTAATTCAAAAAACATATATTACCTATACATCGTGTGTGTTCATGCGCGGATAGAGCGCTAATACGGTCATTGGTAGTGGTTGAGCTTGCTGCACGTAAATGCGGTCACCCTCTTCAAAACCACCAGGGAATTCTATTTCTTTGTCACCAGTAAACAGCGGCACAGCGGTATCCATGTCCATGCTGCTGTCGCGGAAGAATATTCTATCTGCATTTGCCGCATCCGTGCCGACCTCTGCACCTACCGTTTCATGGAAGCGCAACGTTACATCGTGTATGCGTTTTGGTTTTCCCTGACTTGTACCGTCACTAGATCCAGCCTCAATGCGTAGCGTTTGCATCTTGCTGGTGTAACCCAGACCTACCGCGCCACTGGTAATGGCAAAATCGAGCGTTATACCACCGCTAGAGACTGTCTTGTCAGGGTGTGTTGCACCATTTGCTAAAACAGACGTTGTAGCGCCCTCTAGATGATACAGCCCTGACAAGCTCGATACAGAGCTTCCAGAGTATGCCAGGCCACTGTCTACAAAGAATGCACTTGTAGTATCGTTGCCAAAATCAAACGTTTTCATCACTTCGACGTATTGTTTTGTCTGTCCGTTAATCGTGCGCTTGACGATCATGTAAAGCTCATCCTCACCACTATCGGTTGGCAAAGAAATGATGCTTTCTACTCGCGCTTGACCGCCACTAAATGCACCGCCTAGAACATGCTTGTGCCAGGCTACTATTTCTTCCTCGCGTCTGTATGTTAGACCCAGCAATGTGCCATCATTGCGCCTTGCCCACACGATGCTCTCAGGCTCTTGCTGAAACGCAAACTCTTCTATGCCACCCTCAGTAAGGTGTTCTGCTAATACCGTTATGTCTGGCGCTGTGTAGCCGCCTACGTCCACTTCACCGACATATCTAAACTCACGTACCTTTCGCGCTCCGCGCTGTGCAAAAAGCGTCACATCTGCAACCTGGACAACTTCTGCATTTACGCATCCATAGTTGCTGTACTTACGAATAACGGTAGACGTTGGCGTTACTGGGCTACCGTTTGTTGTCGTTAGCACGTATTCGCCACCAGACGTACCAATATTGAGGATCCTGGTAGCAGACAAATACCTGATCGCATTTACCTTGTTAGATGCAATTGTGTAAATCAATGCATCGTTATCGCCAGTGCCTGTTGTAAAATTTGTATAATCTGCGTTTTTGCTAAACCACAGTGTTTGTGGATTGTTGTTACTTGCTGCAAATACCAGGCGCTGTTCAAAGAATGTTACAACGCTAGGATAGTTATTTGACCCAGCCAAGCTAGGCGTTGTGTTTTCCGTAAAGCTTGGCGTTGCAAACGACCAGGCGTTGTGATCTGTGCGTGTAAGCGTTCTAACGGCATGTGATGGATGCACTAGGTACATTACATCAGCTGACTGAGCAAAGCGCACATCGTTAATTTGTGCTGACGTATAAGGCGTGGCTACTTCGTAGATCTTATCAACCGAAACACCAGACCCAGTGTAGGTGGTAAAACCTGTTGTGTTTAGTGCCACATCAAACAAATCAGTTAGCGTAAATGTATTTGTCGTTACATTTGCCACACGATAGTTACGTTCTTTTAACTCTGTCATGCCACCGCCAGTATTAACCAGCGCTATTTCATCTCCGTTGCTATAGCCGTGACTGTTTGACGTAAATACGCCAGGGTTTGCTTTTGTTATTGCAGATATAGCTTTCGCGCTACCTGTTAGAACTTGCAGACCATTACGATAGATCCGCATGTATTGGTTGCCAAATTCTAGCGCATACGTGTCAGACGTTTTGAACTCAAACGGTATCAGCCTGGTGACATTTCCACTGGCTTTTACCTCGCCTAGAAACTGTGTGCCAGGACGCCTGGTGACACCGCCATGAGGCTGCACAACCATATTTGTTAAGTCAGCCAAACCCTCGCGGTATTTCTCAATCGTAACACGACCTTCCAGGCGTGGCGATATTTCTCCAGCTGTAAAAGTGGAGAGAGCTGGTGCAGATCGCGCCATCTATGTTCTCGCTTGTAAAAAGTCACTGGCCTCGATCTTTTGAGGCGCACCCTCTGTGGCATCAACAAATTTAGCTGCTTTCAGTTTGTCTGAATATTCAGCTGCCATAATCTGCTTAACTGTGTTTGATCCAGTGATTGCATAGGCTAACTCGAAAGCAAGTGCAGATGCCAACGTTTCCACTAGCCCAGCGTCATACTCTTGCGGATCCGTTACACGCCCGATGTAGCGTATTTTTGCAATACCCTCATCTGTTACAAGCTTACGCCCCTCGATAACGTAAACAGGGCCACCAGAGTTGCTGGTCATATTATCATACGGAAACGTCAGTGTGCCATTGCTGAACTCTAGGACACGTAAACAAAACGGATCCGTTGGTAGTGCGTATTGATATGTGTAGTCAAAGGCTGGTGTGTCGCTTTCTCTGGGTAGCTCCACACGCCTTATGAGGCAGTTCCAAGGATGCTGTCGAAACACATTATCGCGCACTGAATTATATCTTTGGTTGACCAATCGCGCTGGCTTAGAGTTCTCATCAAACGTGCTTATGTTATTCGCACCAAGCGAGTTTAGCGCATAGTTTGCAATATCAACCGTAGAAGTCATTTTAAAATCCCATAAAAAAAGAAGGGCGCTTTCGCGCCCCTCTTAATTAATCAACCACGTATTTGATGGTTAGCTCGATAGTACCAGTGCCAGCTGCACCGCCCATCGTAACTGTGACTGCCACACCATCACCATTTGTGTCTGTCTCTGTACCAGAGCCAAGAGCTAAAGTAGCAAGTATGTCTACTTTCTGTGCTGATGTTGATGCTGCTGCTGCTTTATAAGCTGCTGCGGCCGCGCTTACCGCTGACCCAGCTGCGTTTGTGTGTGCAGCATAGCCAACGCTCAATGTTGTTGATGATCCTAGTGCATCATGCGCTAGAGATCCTTCCAACAAACGTGCGCCATCTGGCAATATAAACATTTCAATCACATCACCTGATGCAAGTGAAGATGCTTCATACGTGCCGTGAGCCACGCGGATACGACCGCCAAGCTCGTTTGCTTTATTCATCGTAGCTGGTGTAGCTCGTGAATTAGTTCTTTGTGTGGAATAAACAGTAGCCATTTATAAGTCTCCTATTCGTTACACGCAATTTCGACTACTTTTTCTTCTTCCATTCGAGTTGCCCCGAGTGTCTGACAGTAGTAAACTTGCGTTGCATATGACTTGTCGGCTCGTTCATCGATCTTTGCCATAGGCTCTTTGCCCATGCCTACTTTTAGACCATCTTGTGCAAACGCAATAACCTGACGGTCTGAGTTTGAATCTGTTGTTAGTCTATTCGACACGATGAAGTTAAAGCCTACAAACGAATTGATTTCACCTTGAGCTAACGCTTTGACGGTATTGAAATCAGATGATGTAACCGTTGTATTGTTTAACAAATCAGAAATTTGTTTTGGTGACACAACGATATGACGCGGTATTGACGGATCAACACTTGCTGCATCAAGAAGCTCTTTTGCGCTTACAAGTTTAGCAATTGTTAAACCAGCAGAACCGTGAGCAATTTTCTGACCAGCTGGTAGTGCAGTGTCTGTACCGCCATCTTTGCCAGTTTTTGCTGTTCCCAGGGCCGCTGCAATAATCTCATCGTCCATCGCTCTTCCCATCGCAGCAGCTGCCGCTCTGCCATAGGTTGATGTTGGATCGATAAGCAAACGCACTTTGTCCTGTTCATCGATTAAGTCAGCCCACTCATAGTCTGACATGGTGACCATTCTACGAGTGTGTGGTGTTTCAACAAGTGGCGTATCAGCGTGGCGGCTTGTTTTCTTTACCGCTGCTGTCGATCCCACTTGATCAAAAAAAGCTTTCTCGCCATTCACACTTTCCACATCAACTGCATTTCGCAGCAACGAACCCATTTGCTGTGATAGCATTTGGACGTTAGCGGAAAACTGATTGACAAAAGCTGTAGTGATTTGGGTAGACATACGTCTCTCCTTTACAGTTTGTTTCAATTAATTTTGGGTTGCTGCGCTTGGTTATCCCTTTCGGGGCCGTGCTTACTGCTATGGGCAGTCACTCCGCATGTCACACATGCTTGGCGTGTGGGCCTTACGGTTATCCACGTATCACGATGCTGCTTGGAAAAGCTCCTGTACTTTTTGCACATACGCATCATGTTCTGGGTGCTGGGCATCCATATATGGAGTGCCAGGACGCATTAGCTCTTTTAGTTCTTGTCGTGCTTGCTCTGGTGTCATAATCAGCTCTGACGTTTCTCCTACCAGGTTGTCTTCGCCCATTTGCTCACCAAGTGCTGCAAACATTTTTATAATCTCTGGATGATCGCCAAGTTGCGTACCATCTGCCATTGTTTCTGTAAAAAACTCGTTGTTTTCTATACCGCCTAGCAATGTATTAGCCGCTGACTGTGCTAGCTTAATACGTTGATCTGTAGCTTGCCCCCACTCTGCTTGCAGTGCAGCAACACCTTCATCAAAGGCCGCTTCAGCTCGCGCTTCAGCATCTTGTTCCATTGCAGCATTTTCATTAACAAAATACGCTGCAATTTTATCGAACTGCCTGGGCGATAGACCAGCCTCGAACACAGCTTGTCTAAAACCGTTTGCCTGTTCCTCGCTCAAAACATTATCAAAATCTGCAACATATGCAGCGGTATCTTCTGGGCGTCCTGTTTTGCTATAGAACTCAGACCATTGATCGTCAGTCCAGCTGTCTTGTGGCACACCGATTTTATCTGTGCCAATCATAGACTCTAGGTTTACATACCCTTGTGCTAAACCGTTTAGATCTTTAAATTTCATCATACCAGGCGCATTACGCAAATTATCTGGTAGACTGTCTCTAAAACTAACTTCTTCTACTGCGCTTTCCGCTACAGCTTCTGTTGCGACTTCCTGAGATCCAGTGTCTTGGATTGCCTCTTCGCTCATTCGGGTTCCTTCCCTTCGGTCAGCATACGGACAATCAGCAGCACAGCTGCTCGCTGACCTTCGTTAAATGCAGAATTATATGGATTGTCCGAATACGTGGTGGTTTCAAAGCCAAACCGTGCCTTGAGGTCACCTAATACAATCTCGCCATCGTCAGTGTTAAATGTTCTGCGATAGGCAAGTTTTAAATCTTCTACCTTCATTCTAGTGGTACTGTTCCAGCCGCCTTAATAAATGGCGCTATCTTGTTTGCTGCTTCAGCGCTTTGCATCTGTTCTTGCATTGCCTGTTGCTGTTGTGCGGCTTCTGCCTGTTGCTGTCGGATCTCTGCCACCTCATCATCGCCTCTTATAACCCTGGCTGGTAGGCCAGCTGTCTCAACAAGATACTGCACCATCTTATCGCCATCGAGATAATCTGTTACTGGTGCGACCTGGCTGACTTGCAGCAATATCTCAAATCCACGCAGCATTGCCTGGAGATCTGTAAGTTTTTGCGCTTTCGCTAGGGGGCTTACGTATTCAATATCAATATCCTGACCTTGTAGCTCCTCAGGCGCTGGAGGGAGGAGGCCAGCCCTGAGAAGCAATGCAAAAGAGCGTGATATAAGAGGTTGGAGCAATTCTGCTTGCATCCGTCCTAAAACAGGGCCAAGCAACCTCATTTTTTCTTCGTTCCTCTGCAACACTTCTGTCGCTGTCATGTTTTGCCCCTGACCCAGTAGCAGCTGGTCTACATAGAATGCTTGACGTATTGCGTTACGCCTTTGCTCTTCCATGTTCAGCCCTAGTGGGTTGTTGGCTCCGATTTGCAGCGGCTCTAACCTATCTCGCGTTCCTGATCGGTAAAAATTTAGTGCACCTGGCGAGGTGCGTACTGTGCCTAAAAACCCATCGTCTGGAACCATCAGTGGTGGATCGATTTGTTTTTGTGCAGCCTTAATTGTTGTTTCTGACATTTTGTTAAGCATCTTAACGTCAGGCAGTGCAGTCATTGCTGGGCTGCGCCCATAGGTGCTTACGCTATCTTTAACAAAACGTGGTGACATAAACGGCATTTCGTCAAAGCCACCTTCACTGAGCAGCTCCCGACTATCTGCTAAATAATATACAGATGCTACTGGTTTATTTTTTGCAAATGCCCCAGTAGCTTCCGCACGGGGAAACACGGCATGAACAACTTCATGTTCTTTGTACGGATCATTATCGACATCTTTTTCTACAGCTTTCGGCATTGTTGCGTCTGGAAACTGCATTTTAATAGATCGAGCGGTCAGTTTAAACTTTCTATAGATCGTATCGACCCGACCCTGGCTATCTTCTGATATGCATATTTCTGCTATATGCCGACACGCGAACCGCAATCCGTCTTCTTCCATGTTGACGTAAAAACTGCCAGTGCCAAATACCACCAAGTCATAGTACAGTTCGTGTATTTCTTGCTGAAAGTTAGAACGATTAAAGTGCTGGTACATTTGATCTGTACACACTTCTAGCCATTCGTTTGCTGCATCATCCCTCTGTAGCCCTGGATTGCGATAGCGCATCGAAAACCAGGGCGTACTTGGGCTAGTCAACATTCCGTGCAAGCTTGAGGCCAGCAGCTCTACTGCATGTATTGCCGTGCCATCAAAAATTAATTCTGTTCGTTTGTCACCCTGTGTACGTTTTTTGACAATATCAGCCTTTCTAGGGAGCATATAGTCGGCTAGTTGCTGCCAGTGCTGTTCCCAGTTGCTGCGCTGTGTCTGTAGCGTTTTATATCGCCTATCCAGCTGCTGTACGAGTTTTGTGACTTCAGCCATTACAGAATTCCATAACTTGTCATAATAGTCGGTTTCTTTTTAAGTTTGATGCCATCCATTGCACCGCCTTGCGTCCGTCCAGCCATTTTCTGCATCGCACGTTCTAACGGATCCACCGTCATTTTACCCATCATTTGCGCTGGCTGTGATGCCTTCTTGCCCATCATACCAGCAATATTTTTAGGTTTTTTCTTATTGGCTATCATCATATCAAGCGCCTATCAGCGTTTTGCGTCTGTTAAACGGATCGTCTTCGTCTTCATCATCACCGCCCAGCAATCCTTGTGCGCCACCAGGGTTCAAAACATTTGATGCTGTACCAGTTGTCATATAGCTAATGGCCTCATCTTCGGCCTCACCTACAGATGTAGTCAACGCAGATGCCTGGTTTTGTTCCTGACCAGCAGCCGTATTTACCAATGACGTTGCTGTGTTATCAAAGTAGTTAGAAATGTTATCGTTATTACTAAATGTTTGATTAGATATATTTTCAACATTCGTCAGCGATGTATCGGTTGTTGGATCTAGCGTTGTTGTACTAGTGTTTTCTGTTACGTTTGTTACTTCTTCTGTTGGCTTAGTTTCTGTTGTGTCATCAGTGCGATTTCTGCGCCTATCACGCCTACGACGCATATCAGCTAATGCTTGCTGTGATGCTTCCTGGCGGTTTGCAAGATTTGCGTAATATTGATTATCTCTTTGTGTAAGGCCAACATCCATTGCAAAGTCACTAGCGGCACGACCCAAAGCACTTCTATTGCGGTATCTTGCTTCTGAACCGTCTTCAGTTGCTGCCCTTCGTGCATTTGCACTAGCGGTGCGTTGACTTGTTCTGTTTCTTGAAGTGTTTGTTCTTCTTCTAAAACTATCTCGCAACCGTCTAAAAAAATTACGCATACTTATCTCCTACGCCGCAAACGGATTATAACCGCTGTCAGCATCCCTTTGAGCTGGACGTAAACTGTCCGACACAGCCCTGATACCCACCGCCAAATACCGATAGGCATCCGCGCTATGCGAACTCCAATCGTGAACAGGTGTGTTCCTAAAACTACGCAAACGCTCGTTATAAGCGCGGTGATACTGCCTGAGAGCCTCAAGACCAGGCTTGCACAGCTCTGCATCAAACCAGCAACGAGGGAGTAACATTTTCGCAGCATGGATCCCATCCTCTAACGGTAACTTTGGAACAACCCTAAAATTAATCCCCAGGTCATACGCAGCCTCTCGCCTACTCTTCCCAGTACTCAGCTCCCTAACCTCAATGTCATGCGGTGCATGATGCATCGAATATAAATACTCTTTCTGTTGCAGCACCTTTGCATAGTGCGGCAATCCCTCTCCCCTGTTTTCATAATAATCTATTACATGCACAGCTCGCCCAACTTGCTGTACAAACCAAATTACCGTGCTATCGCCCACACCCAAATCCCAAAAAGTTTCTACCCTTACAGATGGATCATAGGGAACTGAAGTTATGCGCCCCTTCTCATGCAGCTCTTGTAACTCTTTTCCATAAACAGCACCTGGTACATTTGCCACCCAGCTACATTCATATTCCTGGGCATACTGGTCAGGACTCATCATAGACGATGCAGCCTCTAACTCCTCATCATCCAGTATTCCTGTTTCACTCGCCTTAAATAAAGCCGTGTGCCAATCGTCTTGCCTCTCCGCTGCGTCATACAATTCATAAAACGCATTGTGACCTCTAGGCGTACCAATAAACAACGCCCACCCTTTTCGATCACTGAGCGCTGGCCTGATGATCTCAGGAAACAAACTCTCTGGCATATCTGCCATCTCATCTAAACACGTACCGTCCTGATATATCCCACGTAAACTATCAGGGTTCTCTGCACCCAGTAACTGGATCCTGGCGCCATTCGGCAAATCACACCGTAGCTCAGTCTCATGAAACCGTACCATAGGGATCGCTCCAGCAAACTGTTTGAGATAATCCCAGGCTACTGCTTTGGCCTGACGATATGTCGGTGCTATGTAACTAAACCTAGGGTTAGGCTTGTCACACAATATAGCAGCCCTCAACAAGTGATTAATAGCCATCACTGTCTTGCCAAACCTACGATGGCATACAACTACGCCCCAGCGCTTCTCAGCTAACGCCTGGTGCAATTGGTTTTGTAATGGTCTTGGTGAATAGGGTATCTCGATGTGCATGTGACGGAGTGTCTTGTTTGGGTTTTATACGTGTATAGAAGGAGCGCCCACTTTTTTGGGGGGTGGGGGTGCGCCCCTGGCAAAATTATAGGGTCATCGGGTGTGCAACCCGACCACATGTTCTGTAATTACAATAGCTTAGCTGCCTTGGGCGCCTAGTGGGCGCCTAGAACCAGGCATATCTAAAACAAAATCAAATCTTCTGGGTGTCTGCCTCGTGCGCGCGAGCACTGCCACAGCCTATGCACTACACACACAAATCAACTAGCTTCAGCAGTGACATCACCACCACTCCAGGTCAATGTGATCTGCCCTGCTTGCTGCTTATCCTCTGCCTTATCACGTATACCTAGCGGTTGCATCTGACGTATGTGCTTGTCCATATGATCAGCCTGGAGTCTACGCCTCTGTACTTCTGCCATAGCGAGCTTTGGATCCTCAGGTAATGCTGCTTCAACCAAGTCTAGTATTTGGTCACGCATGACCTCACACTGCAATGATCGAGCTGTACGATATTGTGTGTACGCATCCTCGTCCTCTTGCACATAGCGCAGTATGGTACGCCATGAAGGTAAGTGATCACGCTCGTTACATATACGAGTAAGGCT